AGGGTCATCATTGCCCGCCCAAGCCCAGTGAACGCCACCTGCAGCAGCTTGACCGACGCCGTGGCCTTCAGACCCATGACGATGTTCAAGACCCCGAGCCCACCTGCGACGGCTCCGGCCGCCGTGAGGAGCGTGGCGAGCCCGCCCGCCAGCACGCCGACGACCTTGAGGGTGTTCATGATCCCAGCGGTCAGCGTCGGGTGCGCGGTCGACCAGGCGGTGATCTTGTCCACGACCCCGGCGATGACGTTCAAGAAGCTGTTCATGCCGTCGAGCAGCGGGCCGCCGAGCGTGGTCTTGAGCCGCTTCAGCGCCGCGTCGTAGCGCTCGGTCGATTCCTTCGCCGTCAGACCCATGGCGTCGGCGAGATCCTTGGCGGCGCCCCCGCTCTTGGCGGTCTGGGCAATGAAAGCCCCGAGCCCAGATGGCCCGACCACCCGCATGATCGATGCGATCGTCTCGTCACCGAAGATCTGACGGAAGACCTGCGCCTGCTTGATGCCACTCATGCTCTTGGTCTTCTCAGCAACCTCGGCGAGCAGGGCCGGAATGTTCTTGAGCTTGTCGACCACGAAGGCGTTGTTGATGTTGGGGCCGAAGACCTGCTGCATGCCTGCGCCGATGAGGACCTTGGTGCGCGGCGAGACGAGGTGGGAGAGCATGGTACTCAAGGCGCTACCGCCACGCTCGGCCGAGGTCGCCCCTTTGGCGAAGCCGGCGAGGAGCCCGGCGGTCGTGTCGATGCCCATGCCGAACTGCTTGGCGTCCGAGGCCGATGACTGCAGAGCGCCGCCGATCTCCTTGATGCCGAAGCCGGAGAGCGAGGCCGCTTTGGTCAGCACGTCCGTGAAGTGGGCGGTCTCCGACGTCGCGGCCTGGAACTTCGCCATGGTGGTCGACGTCATGTCAGTCGCCTCGGCCAGACTGATCTGCTGGCCCTCGGCGAGAGCCATCACGTTCGGCATCTGAGCGAGCGCCTGGGTAGCATCGAAGCCGCGCTTGGTCAGGAGCGTCACCGCCTGGGTGAGTTGTAGGGTGTCGAAGGTGCTGCCGGCGCCGAGTCCCGAGATGTCGTCCTGGAGCTTCTGGAACGCCGCGCCAACGAGGCCGGTGCGTCGCTGGAGGAGGACGAAGGCGACCTGGGCGCTCATCGCCATCTTGACCGGCCCGTCCGTCATCGTCTTGATCGCATTCGCGACCTTGGTGGCGGCTTCGGCGCTTTGATTGAGCTTCATGCCCCAATCGAACGCGACCTTGGCCTGCTCCCCTGCCTGACGCAGAGCTGCGAAGTCGTTCGTCATGCGCTTGAGGGGCTCGGCGACTTTGTTCACCAAGGAAATTACAATGTTGGTTGGGATGTCTCCCACGTCAGCCTCGGTACCGTTTCGATTGTTCGTGCCAGAAGAGCATGTCGCGCACGGTCAGCCTCCACAGCTCCGAGGGCGGCCAGCCGAAGACGTGCGCCAGGTCCGCGAGAACCTCGCGCCAGTTCACCGGGGCCGAGACAAAAAATCCCCGACTACAGCCCCCGCCTGCAGGAAGTCGTAGCCGTCCAGCTTCTCGATCACCTTCACGGGCATGCGTGTCGCGCGGGAAACTGAGCGGATGGTCTTCGCCACCTCGCCCTTTGCCTCGTCCATGGCGGCGAGGTCGGCCGCCGTCGGGCGGCGGAAGGTCAGCGAGGTCACCTCGTCGTTCCCGTCCTTGACCGGCATGGTCAGCTGCAGCACCGGGTTGCCGTCGGCATCTTTCGACAGCCGCGAGCTCTCCAGTGTGGTGCCGGCGAGGTCCACGACGTTGCTTGCGGCCTCAGTCGCGGGGGTCGAGACTGGTCCCTTCTTCTCGAGCATCGGCCTACTCCTCGACCGCGGGGTCGCCCATCATCTCGACCGGGCAGTCGCCGCCACCCTTGACCGTGCATGGCTTGGTCGTGAAGGCGTTCGTGATGAGGTAGGTGAGCCCGGTGTCGGTCTCGAACTTCACCGTCTCCTTCACCATGTCGTTGATCTCGAGCACGTCCGTGTCCGACGTGTGCGCGAGGTCGAAGTTGACCTTGGACGGCACGACCTTCTCGGTGAAGCCGTAGACCGAGTGCCCGGTGACGGCCGCGCGCTCCTTGCCGCCGGTCTCGAGCGTGGCGCCCTCCTTCGAGCGTTGGAGAGCTCCACTGAGGTAGATCTTCACGATGCCGGTTACCTGTGCCATGGGAGCCTCCTGCTACAGCAAGAACTGGATCTGGTCCGCGAGGACCATGAACTGGTTGATGACGTCCGGGCTCATCCGCATGTCGACGCGATTGACGTCGGTCGAGCTGCGAACGACCAGGATGTCCGTCTTGAACTGGTCGAAGCCCTCGGCGAGCCCGGCGTCGACCATCTCTTTGAACCAGGCGAGCGCCTCGGACTTGATGATAGACGGGGTCACGATGGCCTGACCGGCGCCGAAGAGCGTGCCGTCGTCAGCCAGCTTGTGCCGCGGGAACCGCAGCGCGACCCACGCGCGCCAGGTGTAGCGCATGTAGGCGAGCGTCCGGAGCGTCGTGATGTCCATGTAACTCACGTCCGCCGCACCGGCCCCGTTGAGCTGGTAGGTGGTGATGAGCCGCTCCATCCGGCACTCGCCGGCTTGGTTCACCGTGTAGGTCGAGACACCGTCCGAAAGGAGGGTGTTGCGCTCGAGCCAGGTGAACTCGGCGCCGGGCGCCGGTGGCTTGCAGCCGGTCATCAGGAGCGTCTGCCGCGGCCGCGCCGGATCCGGCTCTGCCGTGTCGAGGGCTGCCGCCACCGCCGCCCAGATCCAAGGCGCCGTCGGGGAGAGCCCGCCACCCATGAGGGTGGTGTGCTTGCTGTTGCGGCCGTTGCCAGCCGCAGTCAGCGTCGCCTGGCTGCCCAGCATGCCGAGGAAGCACTGGACGTCGTGCATGATCATCGGGCCCCACCGCGAGTCCATCTCGGTCTCGAGGAGGTCCATGTTGGTGTCGTCCGAGTAGGCGCTGACGATGCTCGTGAACCACTGGGCGCCGAAGACGGCGATCGCGGTCGCCATGTTGATCGTCAGCGTGCCGTTGGCCATCGCGACGATGGCGCAGGTGATGCCGGCGGGCAGCGCCTCACCGACCTGGTAGTTGATCCGCAGGTCGATGGCGTTGCCGTAGGTGCCCTTGTGGAGGCACGTGATCGTGGTCACGGCTGCCGGGCCCGTGGCCACGACCGGCAGGTTGTGCGCGAGGCAGTAGGCCACGACCGATGCGACTACCAGCGGGCCAACGGCAGCCGCCGCGGTGCCGCTCGGGATCGCGGTCTCGATCCGGTGCCCCATGATGTAGACCACGACCGAGCCCGCCGCCGTAGCCGCGCCGCCCCAGGTGAAGGTGCCAGCCGCTGTGACGCCACCGACGTTGTCGGTCATGCCGATGGCCCAGCACTCGACGTAAGGGTTGGCCGTTTTGTAGGCCTCGATCATGCCGGCGAGGATCGAGCTGTGGCCGAAGTATTCTTCAGCCTTCGTCGTGCTCGCCACGCTGACCAGGGTCGCGTCGGGGATACTGCCGGCCGCGAGCCGCGGGCCGATGAACAAGGTAACGTTCGGCATCTGTGCGAGACCTTGCACTGCCCGCGAGTTGTCGAACTCGATGAACTGGCCGGGCGTGCGGATGGTCGCCGGGATGCTCAGAAAGCTGATGGTCATTGGTTCTCTCCATGTCCGTCACCGGACTCGTGCTTCTTGCTGTACTTGGTGGGTCGCGGCGCCGGCTCTTCGGCGATGCGCTCGGGCTTCTTTGGCTCCATTGCCGGCGTCTCAGAGATGACGACCGGGGCGGACTCGGTGCAGTCTCCGAAAAGCACGCGCCGCAGCCAGTAGCTCTCGACCGGCTTCCATTCGCCTTCGGGCGCGAGGAGCTTGAGTGAGTAGGGGTCCTTGACCCGTCGCCCCGGAGCAGCCTTCACGAACATCTTTTGCGCAACGGTCATGGCCTTCCTCTCGTTACGGTGCCGGCAGCGTGACTCGGTCGTATGCGTCTTCGTGCTCGGGCACGTCGACGAGCGGCGCCAGGTCGGTTGTGGTGTAGACGCGGAGCAGGTCATCGAGGGTCGACCACACCGTTTTCTCGAGGTCGACCTCCTGGCGCCACCTGACAGCCCAGAGACTCACGCCCTGCTTGTCGAGCGCCGAGCTGTAGAGATTGGTCGCGGCGATGCCCTGCGGCACCTTGTTGGCCGCGTTGCCCCACTTCTGGGTCGGCAGGTCGGTGAGAATCGACTCGACCATGACGAGCACGGCGACGTCGCGCGCCGCCTTGCTGGTGTTGGCCGCGATGGCGAACAACGCGAATTGGACGTCACACGCCATTGTGCCGCCCTGGACCTCCTCGGCTGGAACGCCGAGACAGGAGACGGCGAGCGCCGGCGTCTGTGCCGCCACGCGCTTGAGCTCGGCGAGGTCGAACGCGCCACCGTGCTCGAACACGCTCGCGCCAGGCAGTGAGGCGCGGAAGAACTTGGCGATCGCCGCTCTGGTGGCAACAAAGCTCACAGCAGGGTCTCCAGGTAGCTGGACACCAGCCGGTCGAGCTCGCTCTCGTTGGCGTCACTCAGGCCGAGGAACGGGCGGGTCATGTTCTGCGCGCCCGCGTAGACCAGGTTCGACCCGATCTCGACCTCGTTGTCGTGGACCACGTGGGTGATCGAGGTCAGCAGGTTGCCGAAGAGCTCGAGCAACGAATGCCCGTCGGCGTTGCGCAGCTGGCCCGGGTGCGGCTCGTGGCCCTTGGCGCCGTGCTTGTGCCCAGCGTAGGCGTCGCTCCAGTCATCCCACTCGGTGCCATCCGGGGCCCGCTTCTCCTCATGGATGCGGCGCTGTGTCTGGCTCACGACCAGGGCGCCGACGATGTCGAGCAGGTGACTCGCGTACATCGGCGCCGTCAGCTTCTTGAAGTGGAGCTCGATCGAGGACGGGCTCGGCATGTCGATCGTGAGGTCGCTCACAACAGACCTCCGAGCTTCGCCCTGGTGAACAACCGCTGGCCGGAAGCCATCTCGACCGAGGTCTGTGGCAGGTCGAGCGCGACGCTGTCATCGCTCGCGAGACCGAGGCCGGCGACGCTCTTGGAGACCGCCGTGAGCCATTTGATGGCGTCCTCAAAGCGGGTGCGCTTCTCTTCGGTGAGAGTGCCGGCGTCCGCGCTCATCCGGTACATGGCGATGTCGCAACAGACGCGAGCGAGGATCGTCGGGACCGTGGTCAGCGGGAGGTCGTAGCGCTCGGTCAGGTAGCTGTCGATCTCGGCCGTGGCGTCGACAAGCGCGAGGTTGACGATGGGGACGTTGATCTCGCCCTTGCCGTTGCGATCCGAGGCAGTCAGGACGGCGTCGATGCCGAACCGCTGCTCGAGGTCTGCTTGGACGGCATAGCTCGACACGTCTTCACCTCACTACCCTTTGATGATCTCGACCGTCAGGTGCCGCGGGTCGGTCTCGACCAGCGCCTTCACTTCGTCCTCGGTGAGCTTCTCGGCCGGGATATCGACCGGCTTGCGATCGAAGTGCCGCTTGGCCCTCCAGAAGCCGCGCGCTAGCGGGCTCGAGATGCGGTAGGCCTTGACGGCCTGCAGCTTCTCTTGAGCCTTGGCGAGCGCCTTCTGCTCCTCGACGATCTTCTCGGCGACGGCCCAGCTCGGGCCGGCAGCCTTCACCTCGGCGACGGTCGGCACCTCGACGGGTGGAGCTTTGGCGAGCTCGTCCTTCTGGTCATCGAAGGGCGTCACGCCCGCAACGGCCACCGGAGCGTCTGGTGCGTCCGCCACGACGGGCGGCGCTTTGGTCGGAGGCTGCTGTGGTTGATGCGGGGCGTGATGCTTGGCCATGATGGCCCTCCTGTGAGTGAGGTGCTGATCAGAACGCCGCTATCTGACGGAGCCGGACTCAGACCAGATATGGTGTGACCAGGAGGTCGAGCTCCTTGAAGTGCGGGTTGGTCTCGCCGCCGGCCAGGTACTCCTTGAGCACCAGGTCGCGCGCTTCCACGCGGTGGGACGTTCCGCACAAGATCAGGTTGGGCTTGACGCCGAGCGGTTTGCCCTCGTCGCTCATCTGCGACATCACCGTCGTGGTGTAGGTGTCCACGTGCGCCGCCGTCAGGGTGTTCAGCGACCCGAAGGCCATCTGATAGAGCCCGAAGCCGACGGCATCGCGCGAGTCGACGCCGTACTTGATGAGGTTGCTGGTGAACACGCCCTCATCGGTGGGCCGGCTGAGCACCTGGAAGTTGGGCGCCTTGCGGTTCTGGTAGATGAACGGCTTGAGCGGGTGCTTCGTGTCGAGCAGATACCAGAGGCCCGTGCCACCGGCACCGTCGTAGTTGTCGTAGGTGCCGGCAACGCCAGCCACGATGATCGGGTGGTCGTCGTCCACAAACCCCTGCCCGTCGTAGCAGAGCTCGGTGTGGCCGAGCAGTGCCAACGCGAACATGATCTCGTCCGGGTGCAGCTTGGTCGTGTAGCCCATCTCCTGGAAGATGGGAGCGAACACGCCGTAGGTGTCGTCCTCGATCTTCGGAACCGGCACGCCGACCGTCGACTCCCAGACCTTGTTCGCGATGGTGTAGTCGTTGGCCACGAGGTTTTTCACGATGCGGTCGCCGAGCCACTCACGCATCCTCGGGAACTGCCCGAGGAAGGCGTAGAGGTTCGATTCGGTTCCGCTGGGGATCTCGGTGGCGATTTGCGGCCACGTCGGGACGGCGGCGTCAAACGCGCCCTGAAAATTCGCCTTGTAGCTGGTGAACAAGGCGGCAAGACCTGCTGTGTTGAGAATCATCGTCCGTCTCCTGCGGCCGCAGCCGCGTCAACTTGCTCTCTCAAGCGGCCGGGTGCCGCCGGTGAATTCCTCTCGACTCTCTTATTCGCTGGCCCACACGCCGACGCCGCCGATGATCCACCAGGTGTCCGTGCCGTCGCAGACGAGCGTGGTGTAGTCGCCGCTCTTCGCGGTGGCCTTGGCGTTGATCCAGTCCTTGTTCGCGACCGCGCCCGAGGAGACCGCCGCGACCGTTCCTGCGATCTTGTCGGAAGCGTCAGGGTCGATGCTGATCTTCGCCACGCCGTCGGCACCAACGTTTTGCACCGTCACGATCATGCCCTTGTTGCCAGCTGCGGCATTGGGCAGGGTGATGACCGCGTTGTCGGTGAGGTCCTGGATGACGGTGCCGCCGTCGATGGCCGGGGTCTGCACCGTGTAGTTCGCGGCCTTTACCTGCAGGAACTGCCGATGGGTCGTCACGCCTGCGACGGCGAGCGTCAGGGCGATAGTCTGCGCGCCCGTGAGCGTCAGGCCAGTGAACGTCGGCGAGTCGGTCACACCGACGCCGATGTTCTCGGCGGCCGTGGCCGGGTTGGCGACGTCGATCAGGTTGTTGGCCGCGAGCAGGCCGCTCGATGCCTTGATGTAGGCCGAGCCGGTCGCTACCCAGACCCCGTCCGCCTCGATGTCGACCATGACACCGGCCGGACTCGTGCCGGCGCCAGCGGCCTTCACCGTCTGGTCGTCGTGGATGTAGACGGTCGAGCCGATCGACGTCTTGGTCATCGCGCCGTTGTTCGCCCACTTGAAGACGCCAGCCTGGACCTTGATGCTCAAGGCGGCTGCGCCTCCGGGGTTGTTGACCTCTTCGAGCGCCATACCGACGCAGAGCTTGGCTGCCGCAGCGGTTGCGGCTTCCGCGTTGCCGGCGGCGTTCAGCACGATCAGTTGCCCGGCGTAGAGGTGAGTCGCGGCCTCCATCGGGTAGGAGAACTCGAGGCCTTCGCGGAATGGGGTGTTTCTGTCTACACTGAGTACCATCTGATTCTCCTCTGTTGGTCGTCGGACCCTTGTGACCCGAAAGCCCGCTCAAGGCGGGCTCGGGTAGCTGGTTTCGGTGACTGGTCAGGCGGCTTTGCACGCCTCCAGGTATCTCTCCTTGGTCACGCCGCAGCGCTTGGCGATCGCGAGCGCTTCGTCACTCGCGGCCGGATCGCCCGTGGTGGGCGGCTTGGCGCCCTCGAGCTTCGACGGGTCACCGATGACCGGGGCGGTCTTCACGAAGTCACGGAACTTCGCGAGCCCTTCGACGGTGGCGCAGGTGCTCACGTAGAAGTCCTTCGAGGCGGGCACGATCTTGCCGGCCTTCAGAGCCGCGTCGACCTCGGCCGCAGCCGCGTCGTCATGCGCCTTCTTGGCGCTCGTGACCTTCTCGTCCTCGAGCGTCTTGGCGCGGGCGAGAGCGATGTCGAAGTCGGCGCGCGGCACGAATTTGTCGAGCGGGGGAGTGCTGCGGGCGGTGGCCAAGGCTGCTTCGGCGTCGGCGACCTTCTTGGCTGTCTCTGCCGTGAGGTTGGCGGCCGCGAGGCTCTCGGTCTTCATCTTGGTGACGGCCGCGAGGATGGCTTCCGGGGTGGCGTCGGCGGCGAGGCCGAGAAGGGCGAGGAGCTTCGGATCCATGGTCTTCTCCTGTGAGGGGTCCTGGTTTGAGCCCTCGCGAGCCAACGCCGGCAGCATGTCCAGCGCCGGCTGGTTCGTGAGAGCAGCAGAAACGATCTTCAAGACCTTGCCGGCCTTGTTGCGAATGAATGCTGGGCTCAAGTAGCGGTAGGCCCGCGAGGCCAACGACTCTTGTCCGCTCGGAGTCCACGAGACCTTGCCCCACACGGCGCCGTCGCGGACTTCCATCTCCGAGATCCAGCCGGCGGCCGGGGCCTGGTCGCCATCGGGGGCTTTCAGCTCGGAGGCGTGCTCCCAATCAATGGGGAGGTCGACGGGTGTCTCGTCGAATGCGGCGACAATGGCGGCGGGATCGGTGTTCGCGAACTCGCGCCCATCCGCGGCGTGAATCTTCTTGCCGGCAGGGATGAGGCAGACCCACTCAGGGATCTTGCCGTCAGCGAGGGCGATTTCACAGAGAGCGAGAGAGCCTACGGATGCATTGCGGCTTCGTGCGAAGAGCTCGAGCTGACCGGCGCCACCCATGACGCAGGCTGCTCGAAACCGAAAGGAGGAGGCCGAATGTCGTGAATGACCCACGAATGGCGTTGTGCCATTAACGCGGGACCTCTGAACATGTCAGGTTATCGGCCTCTGCGAATTGAATTGGTCGACGGATTCAATTCAACGAGAGAGTTTCAACGAGCGCGCGAGTGTCTCAAGATCCGCCAGATTTCGCGACGCGAAACCAGTAGGTGACCCGTCGCATCGCGGAGGGCGCGTCGCAATGGCGATGGCTCGCCACTCTCGCGTCGACGGCACCAAGCCCTGACGGTCTCCTCGCAGATGTCGAGAAGAGCAGCCGCCTCGCTCGGAGGTATCCATCGGTCACTTGCTGTCGTCATCATCGTCTGGGTGCTGGAGTCTTGCAATCTCGGTTTCAGGGATTGAGAGGTAGCCCGTGATCGGGTGTCGGTCGACGTGTCGAAGGCGCGACGGCTCGCCATTCACGGCGCGCATGCACCATGAGTAGATCGTGTTTCTGTGAACGTGGAGAACTTCGGCCGCGCGCCTTGGAGAGAATCCGCGTCCCATTGCTACTTCTCCTCCGCTTCGTCGAGTGCACCATCGAGACCGGTCATTCGCGTGGCCTTATGATACGCGAAGCTCGGGTTTACCCCAACAGGTGCCGTTCCCGTCTCGCCCGTCACGTCGTTTTTCCATTCTATATCGAATGACGGCGGGGCCTCGTCGACACCGCCGAGCTGCTGGGCCTCCTCACGGGAGACCTGTCTGAGCCAGCACTTTCAGCCATAGTCGAGGGGTGGAGAATGATCGTCGAACCACGGGTCATCGATCGGCAGGAGGGTTCCTTCCCAAGCGACATGCTCCTCACGATGCACGCGGCTCGGGCCTAAATTGTACTGGAAATAGGGCATCGCATCCTTGGTGCGCTCGGCTCGTTGCCACTGCCCGCACGCTCTCGCGACCCTCATGTTTGTGTCGAAGATGGTCATCAACCGCTGCGGCTTCTGCGCCTCGGTGCCATAGTTCGTCCACCCGCTCCGCTCGAGAATCATGCCGGCGACCTGCTGGAACTCGCGAAACGTCCTGCCTTCTTCGAGCGCCGTCTCGACCGCCGCCTTCATGTCGGCGAGGACGTCGAGCTCGATGACCTTGGCGACCGTGAAGGCAGCAGCATGCTCCTCAGCCCAGACCGCGCGGTGGTCGAAGCCGACCTTCAGTTTCTTGGCTTTGAAGTAAGCCAAGGCCTCGACCGGGACCGGGCCAGGGAAAGCCAGCTGCTTGAGCTTCTTGGTGCCCGGATTGTCGTCGCAGAGCTCGAGGATGCCAATACCCATCAGTCGCTCTCCCGAAACGTGTCCATCATCATCGCCTGCCTAGGCCCATCCTTGCCGGCCTGCCGCACCTTGCCATCGCTGCCAACCACGACAAGAGATCCGATGGCGATAGGACCGCCGGCCTCGAACATCTCGGTGTCCTCGCTGAATCTCTGGCCGATGCGGGCCGTCATCTTGACACGCTGATGCCGCTCTCCATCGACAAGCCCACGCCTGTAGGACGCCTCGAGCTCAGCCGTGCGAGCGTCCGGCTTGCGGTACCGAGCCCAGCGGTAGAGCCGCACACACCAGTCGACGAGGACATTCAGCGGCATGACCGTGAACGTCACCTCGCCGGTGTAGCTGA